GACAACAAGGGAAGAATTGAAGATTGTTAACGAAGCATGTAATTCGCCTATGAATATTTTTGAGGCTGGGGTTATGACGGGAAAGATAGATACACTAGTTGCACAACAAAAAGAGAGTGCATTAGACACTCAGGTAGGTGGTGACCACTACATTAAACACACCATACAACCGTGGGATATTATAGATGAGTATGACTTAGGGTATTATGGAGGTAACGCATTGAAGTACCTCCTACGAGATAAGGGCGATAGGAAAGAGGACTTAGAGAAGGCTAGACACTATATAGCTAAAATGATTGGAGACCTTGTTAATGCTAACAATAGTTGAGATGAAAGAAAAGCTAGTAGAGCAAGTAGATGAGGTTACGCTAATAGATTGGCTAGAGGTAAATGCAGAGGACATTGTAAATGCCTTTGAAGACAGGGTGGTAGCGAACTATGACAAATTACTTGGCGAATTGGAATGACTCTTTCCCACCAATTAACTTATACAATTATAAAATAGAAAGAACGACAATGGATAATTCACAAGAGCTGTTATCAAATATCACAGTTTTCAACAAGTATGCAAAGTATGTAGATAAGCTAGAGAGACGTGAAACTTGGAAAGAGTTAGTAGACCGTAACAAGGAAATGCACATTCGGAAATACCCAAAACTTGTAGATGAAATTGAGTTAGCTTATAACTACGTGTACGATAAAAAGGTATTACCTTCTATGCGTAGCCTACAGTTTGGTGGGCGACCAATTGAACTAAGTAACAACAGAATGTTTAACTGCGCATTTAGTCCAGTAGACCACCCTGCTGTGTTTAGTGAGACTATGTTCAACCTATTAGGTGGGAGTGGTGTAGGGTTCTCAGTACAGAAACGCCACACAGACCAATTGCCAACCATTGTAGGCACTAAAGACCGCCAACGTAGGTTCTTAGTAGGGGATTCAATTGAAGGTTGGTCTGATGCTATTAAAGTGTTAATTAAAGCCTACACACAAGGCAAGAGCGACCCTGAGTTTGACTTCCGTGATATTCGCCACAAGGGAGCTAGGCTAGTAACTAGTGGTGGTAAAGCACCCGGACCTGACCCATTGCGGATTTGCTTAGATAAGTTACGTAGTGTACTTAATGATGCTGTTGGTAGAAAACTACAACCATTAGAAGTACATGACATGATTTGCCACATTGCAGATGCCGTATTGACAGGTGGTATTCGTAGAGCAGCCTTGATTAGCTTGTTTGACAAAGATGATTTAGACATGCTATCTGCTAAGGCAGGGGCTTGGTGGGAGTTAAACCCTCAACGTGGTAGAGCTAATAACTCAGTAGTGTTGCACAGAGATGAGACTACAGAGGCAGAGTGGAATAGCATTTGGAAGAAGGTAGAAGATTCAGGTAGTGGTGAGCCGGGTGTGTTCTGGACTAACAACTACGACATGGGCAGTAACCCATGTTGTGAGATTGCTCTAATGCCTAACCAATATTGTAATTTAGTTGAAGTAAATGTTAGTGATGTTGTAAGCCAGACAGAGTTAAACTATCGTGTAAGAGCAGGGACTTTCATTGGTACGTTACAGGCAGGGTATACAGACTTTCATTACCTTCGCTCAGTATGGAGAGAAACTACAGAGAAAGAGGCACTACTTGGTGTGTCTATGACAGGGATTGGAAGTGGAGCTGTTCTAAAACTAGACCTGAAAGAGTCTGCAGAAGTGGCTAAACAGGAGAACGCACGTGTTGCTAACCTTATTGGCATTAATATCAGTTATCGGATTACTACTGTTAAACCTGCAGGAACTACCTCACTGGTCTTGGGTTCAAGCAGTGGCATACACGCTTGGCATAATGACTATTATATTCGTCGTATGCGTGTTGGTAAGAACGAGCCATTATATGCCTACATGAAAGAGAAAGTACCAGCCCTGATTGAAGACTGTGTACACAAGCCTCACTTAGAGGCGGTGATGAGTTTCCCACAAAAAGCACCGAAGGGAGCTATGTTAAGAACAGAGAGCTACAAGGACTTGCTAGAGCGGGTTAGACGTTTTAACCAAGAGTGGATAGGTAATGGACACAATGTAGGTGAGAATACACACAACGTAAGTTGCACCATCTCATTGAAAGATGATGAGTGGGTTGAGTGTGGTCAGTGGATGTGGGATAACCGTGCTGAGTATACAGGAATTTCTGTATTACCCTACAACGGTGGAACATACCAGCAAGCACCCTTTGAAGACTGTACAGAGGAAGAGTATCTTGAGATGTATGAGCAGTTAGCAAAGATTGACTTAACCGAGGTAGTAGAAGGTGAGGATAACACAGAAGCTAAAGATAATTTAGCTTGTTCAGGTGGTTCTTGCGAAATCTAAAGGAGACACTATGTATTTTATAGGCACACAGTTTATTACAGGGGCATTGATTGGAGGTGAGTTTATCACCTACGAAGAGTTAGGGTACGAGGGAGATGGTTGGTACTTGTCACTTAACTTTGCCATATTTAGGATAGTTATAGAAAAGGGAAGTGCAGATGAATTAGAGGGTAATTAATGATTATCAGTATTTACTTAGCTTGGTATATATGATATACTATACACTCTTTAAAACAACAGGGAATTATCATGTGGACTAAACCAGCAGCTACTGAAATGCGTTTCGGCTTTGAAGTTACTATGTACGTAATGAATAAGTAAAAGAAGGGGGCTTAATTGCCCCCTTTTCTATTCCTCTTTACCAGTAGCTTCCTCTTCTAATGCCCTAGTAACAATTGAATTAATGATACGGGGACTAACTTTCTGTAAAGATTTCTCCATAAAAATTCTAGCCTTACTTGGGGTTTTAAGCAATGCTTTTGCTGCTGCGTAAGATAATCCACCCGCTACCATTATGGGAACAGCTATCACAGGACTTGCCCACATTAATGCACTTCCTGATACGATACGACTACCTACCGCCAGTGACCTATAAGTAAGGGCAACCTTATCCTCTTCACCTCCTATGACATTCATGGCTTTCTTAGAAAATGATTGCAATGGGGCATTTCCAGCACCACCTTGTATAGTTGAGTTTGCTTGGCTAGTAGAGGTCTTCATCAATTGTAGAGGACTAAAGTTACCACCTCTTCCCGAAGCAGCCTCAGAAGACTTAGAAACTCTAACTAGCTTTTCAAATGCAGCATCCGCAGCCCTCACCCTACCTGTGGGGTCAACTCTTGAAATAAAAGCACTATTGTTTGCTCCTAAATCCTTGTATAAAAGATGTAAAGACATCCCTCTATAATCAGTTGCGTTCTTGAATTTCTGAGACATACCCTTAAAAAATCTATCTAATTGTTTAAGCTGTTGCCCATCCACTTCTAAGCCATCTTTCATATTTTTTAATTTAGATTTTAAATTACCTTCAACAAACTGTTGAAACTGCTTGTACTCTTGTTTGTTTAGTTCACCCTTAGCTCTAGCCATTGTAGCTTTTACACCATTAATGTAGGCATTATCCAAATTGACAAGATTAATATCACCAAGTGCATCATCATAATACTTCCCAATAACCCTATTTGTATATTTAACTACCTCTTGTCCATCTTTTAACCCTGCTGGAACTTTCCCACCAATCCCTGAAAGAACTTCATCCGCAGATGATTTAACAAAGGACAATCTAACAGGATTAGAAAGAGACTCACCTAATGTCAATACATTATCAATCTGTCTATATACCCATCCCGGAACTCCTTCATATGCATGCCCCGGAGCTACTTTTACCCCTCTAGCAATTTGTTCAGCAGCACCTGCTTTTAGAGTAGGAGTTAAACCAGCAATTACCTTAGCAAAGCCACCCCCAAGTATAGCTGAAACCCCCGTTTGAGCAAGTTTATCTAAAATAAATTGGTCTGTCTCCTCATCCGCAGATTGTACAGGTAGAAAAGCCCCTCCACCTATGGCAGCACCAGCTCCCTCAATTACTTTAGGATTAAACATAGTTTTAAGTTTAGTAGAGGCAGAAAACATCTTACCACCTAGCACAGCACCTGCACTTGCTCCTCCTAACGTCATTGGCGAAGCGATATTACCCGCTAGTCTAGGGAAGTCAAACCCAGTAACACCTGCTTTTTCCCTTTGAATTTGATATGCCTCATCTAATCTAGTAATCCTTGCTCTTTCTTCTGGACCAGAAAATTGCATAACCGCATTAATAGGGTCTTCAAACAAACCTTTAGCAAACCCAGTAGCACGTGCTTGTGTGGCAGGGTTAATTCCAAAGGCATCTTGAGCTTCTTCTACATTAAATGATGACTCCTGAGTAGGAAGAGGGCGTACCTCTCCTATTTGGTCATTCTCAAAGTTTAAGGTAATCTCTTGCCCATTCTGAAGCTCACTAGGGTATTTAGCCTTAAGCCATTCTTCTGGAGATAGTTTTTTATTATTCACAACCTCTTTAGGACTACTTGTTTTGGTAGATAGGTTATTGAACTTGGTAACATATTGTTTAGTTTCATCAGCAACAAATTGTTTCCAATCACCTCCTGTTTCTTCTGCTCTTTTTAAGGCTTTTTGTAGGTTACCCGGTCCAGTATTATAAGCAGCAGCAGCCTTCTCTTTGTCTCCATCAAATTCTTCCAACATGGCATTAAAATACTCTTTACCAACTCTAGTATACTCCTCCTCAGACTCATCTTGGAGGGGTGTTATACCATAACCGGGGTCTTTCGCAGTTGCTGGCATTAGTTGTGTAATACCTTT